TCTTCTCGAACGCTACCGAAAGGTAGCCCATCATGCCGCCGATGCAGGTGATGCCGCTGGTCACATCGATGTCGGCGCACAGAGTCTCGTCCAGCAACTCGCAGTAGAGGCGGAGCCTCACGGTGGACGAGGTATCCATCGTCAGGCAGTCCACGGCGTTCTCGAAGAGAAGGTCGCAGGTGGTGAACTGGCGGAAGGGATCTCCTCCGTACTGCTTCGCCGCACGGAGGATGTCCATGCGCTGCATGTTGACGAGGCGGGTTCCGAAGTCGCGGAATGAATTGCTCACACTGTCTCCTTTGAGGCTTTGCCTCGGTTGAAAGGCTCGGTCGGCGTTCCCGCCGACGGAGCCGAAGGCTCACACCACATACCACTCGAACGGCGAGTTCTCCTTGGAGAACGTCTTCCGAAGGCTGTCCGCCGTCGTCCCTGCTTCGCAGTAGAAGAAGACGTCGGCGTCCCTTGGGTCGTCCTCCAGTTCCTCGTAATCGACTCCGTCGAGGACGAGGAACATCTGCTCAAGCGGCTCCTCGCTCGGATCGTCCTTCCAAGCGATCTCCAAGTACATCGCCGTCGCGAAAGCCTCGTCGATGCGCTGTCTCTTCGTCATCTTCGCCATGCTCTGCTCCTTTCGTTGGATACCTCTCTCTCCCCCTTCATGCTGAAGGGGGGAGAGAGAGGTAACTTGATCCATCAAGCCGCTTCGATCTCGTCTCGGCAAGCCGCCGCAACATCCTCGCCGTAGGTATTACCCACATAGCGGGTGGTCGTCGATGACACGCATTCGACGGAGTCGATGTCAAGGTGGAGACGCCATGCGTGGGCAACTCCGTTGCCGTTGACGGCGACTTCGGCGACGGCGGCGTAGACATCCTTCGTCGAGTGATCGTCGAACGGCTTGCATGGAATCGTCGCAAGACGGCACAGGAACACCACGGTTCCCTTCGGGATGACGGTGTCGTCGTCCTTGATCGGCTTGGAAAGCCGTGCCATGATCAGTGAGTGAGTGCGGTAGTTCGCTGCCATGTCTATCCATCCTTTCGGTTCGGGTTTCTGTCCTTCCATCCCTCCCTCCCTTCATGCTGAAGGGGAGGGAGGGATGGGTGTCTGGTCCGCCTCGTGCGGTCAGGTCGTGATCCTGCTGAACTGATCGTCCCACTGATCCATCAGTGGGCTGATGGAGTAGTCCACGACGGTCTCCTCTGGAGAACAGGTCGAGGGACCATCGGCGAGAAGGACAGCCCTCGCCACTTTCTCGCCGCCCTTCAGGGCGGTGAGGATGCAGAGGTCATCGACCTCCCGACATCCCTTCAGGATGTCCTCGGCGTTCGTCGTCTTGTGGACGAGCAACTCGCCTCCTCCGACGAGAGACAGGGTGCAACCCTGTCCGATGAGGAAGCGGGAGAGGTGGAGCGCGGCGTGGATGCTGGTGTCTGGCATGGTCTGTTTCCTGCTTTCTGAAGTCCACGGGACTTCACACCCCGCCGAATCGCTTCGGCGGGTAGTGAGATGCCGTGACGAAGTCACGATCAGCACTTCGGGCAAAACACGAAGTGTCCGTCGTCAGGGTTGCCGCACTGCTTGACGCCTTCGGCGTCGGTATCGGGAATGGTGTCGCCACAGCCGTCACACTGCGCCTTCCGCTGCTCCGCTTCCTGCGCCTTGGAACGAGGGGAGGGAGCCGTCGGCTTACCTTCGGTAACCCACTGGTCGAACTGGTCGGGATACCACCGCTTCATGCACTGCGTGGCGTTCTCCACGGTCTCGTCCGAGAAGAGCCACGGGAACGCCAGCGGAACGGCGCACCACACGCAGTCCTCCTCAAAGCACTGATCCTGAGTGAAACTCAGGGAACACAGAACCAGCGGCATCGCGTTGAACCTCTCCTTGGAGAGGACGAAGCCGCCGTGGCTTGCCGTCGAGACGAAGACGATGCCGTCAGCCCGCCAATCGGCGGTCTGCGGAACACCCCAAGGGGTGTTGATCAGGTGGGGACGGGTTCCAACGGAGTTGGCGATAGCGAAGGATGGATTGAACATCGTGTCTGCTCTTCCTTTCAGGAAACGGGTTGGGAACGGCGATGACCTAGCAACGGTCTATCGTTGTTCCCTCTCTCCCTAGCGGTAGAGAGGGAACTACGAAGGATCGTGTGATGCGTCACACAGTGTACTATGCGGATCGGCGGATTGTCAACTCGACAATCCGAGAGGCGATCTTCACGGCTCCCGATCCGTGAGGATCGATTCGGATGACCGCTGCCACCTTCGGTGACAGCGTCTTGCCGCTTCGGGTCAAGCCGCCGCACAGCCCACACTCTGCGCAACTGGACTTCCGTCCAGTGGCGGCGAAGTACTCGTCAGAGGCAGGGCATTGGATCGACCCCTTCGGGGAGCCCTTGCCGACGAAGAAGCACCGCCAGCCGTCTCCGACGGCTTCCGCAGCATCGGCTTCCGAGTCGCATGAAGCCATGCACCATTGCTTGGCGTGGCTTCCACGGGCATCCCGCCACTGGTGGGTGTAGCCAGTGTGAAGACGAGACTTCTCGACCAGTGCAGAGAGAATCTCTGCGGGGATCAGGGCAGGATCGCCGTAGGCTCCAAGCCGAACAGCCTTGCCCGACATTGCCAAGGCAATGTCAGACGCGGCGATCTTGCCGTAGCGCCCCGCCTTCCAAGTCTTCCAGACTTGGAGCGGAGCCTGACCGACGTTGACGTAGCAAGTCCGTTCGGCGAAGCCGAGCCCTGCGCCACGGTGCGGACAATCGCCGCAGATGCTGCGGTCAGAGCCCGAAACCACCGCATCGACAGGACTTACGTCCTGTCGCAGAATCCAAGTCTGTACCATGTCGCCCGTCTTCCGATTCGCCGTCTTCATTGTGGCGATAGCCACAATGGGCGAGCCATCGATCCACGACTTGCCACGCCATACTTCGTATCCTCGAATCGCCATAGCGGTCTCCTTTGGTTCGTATACTCACCCCTGTCCCTTCATACTGAAGGGGACAGGGTGTGAGTAAGTGTCGGATGAATCCGTCGCAAGGGGTTTCCCCCTTGCCACGGGTAACGCTCACCGTGACCGAAGGTCACTGCGCCATCAGCCACACGCTGCAAGCCTCAATCTCAATCGACCACCGCCCCGACTTCGTCGGTACGAGGTACAGGACGAAGTCCTCGACATCCATCCGATCCAAGCCGAAGGCTTGGCAGGCTCGTTCGATGATCGCATCATCGGCTTCGGAGAAGCCCGTGAAGAAGATGGTCTCTGGTCGCTTCGGCGAAGCCGAAACGGACTCAATTTCATCGCCGACGATGGATCGAGCGAATCCCATCGCGGAATCCATGCTGCGGAAGTTGCGGGACTTGACCGTGATGCCGTAGGGAAGTGCCATAGTTGTGTCTCCTGTTGAAACGAAGTTTCAGAGCGTGAAGTTGACGACGATGATGCGGGACTTCGTCCCGTAAACGCGGACGGCGTTGATCCGAGCCCTTGCCTTGGACTTCGTAGAAGTCCACACCTTGCCCTTCAGAACGAAGTTCTGCGAGCGGAGCGAATTCGAGGCATCGGCGACGGTGGCGAAAGTCTTGCGAAGGGTCACGGCGAAAGTCTCCTTTGGGGTTGGTGGGTATCTCTCTCTCTTCACTTCGTTACAGAGAGAGAGATACCCACCACCCAATGTCTCCTACGAAGTAGGAGACATAAGGAACAGCCACCGACCACCTCCCCAAATCCCCGAAGGGGATTTGAAGGTCGCGCACCCATGCGTAGCGATCACATGCGCGCGAGAAGAAATTGCCGTGCCAACTACGAAGTAGTTGGCTAGTATGAGGCAACTTCTCGTCACACACTGGACTTCGTCCAGTGTGAAGGTAAATTGGACAGAGAAACCCCCACAACACAAAGTGTTGTAAGTCGAGGTCAGCAAAGGTCATGCGCTCTCAACACACAACCGCTACGGACGCAGCGATCGCATTCGCAGGTAATCCGATCGAAGATCGGATTCAGATTGAGAAGCGAAGAGCGAAGCAGGACTCGTTCCTAGCCTTGCTAGGAACGCATGGCTGGAACAAAGCGGCGACTTTATCGGGCTGTGACATCAACGATGTCAGCCGATGGAAGCGGCTCGATTCCGAATTCGCCGATCGGCTGAAAGCCGAGAACGAAACCATCGCCGATTCTCTAGAGAGAATCGTGGACGACATTGCCAGAGGCAATGTCGAAGCAACGCCAAGCCAGTGTCAATTGCTCCAGTTTCGACTCCGAGCCCTTAAACCTTCGGTTTACCGCGAAAGGCAGTCAGTGGAACTGACTGGCGCAAATGGTGGAGCGATCCAAATCGGCGAAGCCAGCCGCGCGCGGCTTCTACTCGCGGAGTGGGCGCAGAACTGCGCGAGCCCTAGCACGGAAGCCAGTCAGTGACGACCGATAACAACTCACTGCCCCATAGGGGCAGTGGCGGTGGGGTAGGGGACGCCCGCGCTCGCTTCCTTGCCCGTAGCACGAATAATGAAGCAGTACAAGCCGATCTCCGCGCACTCTTCTCTGAGGATTTCGCGACATGGTTGCGGCTGACGGGGTGGACATATAGGGTCAAACAGACCGATATGTTGACTGGACGCGAGGTTCCTTCCCGTGTTCCGAATCAGCCATTTGTGTTATGGGCTTGCCAGCACAGGGCGGCGATTGAGATTCTGTCGGGGGTGGAGGAGGGGCGTGACGTGGTGGTGCGCAAGAGCCGCGACATGGGTGCGTCATGGTTGTTGGCGGCTATTGCGGCGTGGGGGTGGCTGTTTAAGGGCTGGCAGACGTTGTTGGTGAGCCGTGTTGAGGACGGTGTGGATAAGCCAAGCGATCCTGACAGTCTGTTCTGGAAGATCGACTACCTGTTGGAGAGCCAGCCAGACTGGTTGTTGCCAGCGCCTGCGTCGAGGGTGGTGAAGCGGGGTACGGATTGCCGCCAGCACATGATGCTGAAGAACCCTGTCTCTGGAGCCACTATTACTGGTCAGGCGAGTACGGCGCACGTGGGTCGTGGTGGACGTCGTACGTTTGTGATGTTCGACGAGTTTGCGGCGATGGAGGATGCGGAGGCGGCGTGGCGGTCGGCTGCGGACTGCACGGCGTGTCGGATTGCGGTTAGTACGCCTCTGGGGGCGGGTACGCACTATGCGAACTTGGTTCGTCAGGGTGGTGCGACGGGCGATCCGAGGCTGGTGGAGTTGCTGTACACGGATCATCCAGAGAAGGGTGCTGGAGGCGAGGACAGGGTGGACGAGGACGGGAGGGTGACTGGCACGGTGGGGGCGTTGTATCGGTGGACGCCGTGGCTTGAGGAGCAGATGAAGCGCCGAGACACGGTGGACATGGCGCAGAACGTGTTCGCGACGGAGGTCGGCAGCGGTCAGAACTTCTTCACGCCGTCGGTGGTGACTGACCACATGGCTCGGAATGCGGACATGCCGAGGCGTTGCGAGTTGGTTCGCGGCAAGATGGTGGACGACGCGAATGGTCGGTGGCGGGTCTGGCGTGACGGGGACAGGGATCGGGAGTACGTGATGTTCGCCGACCCTGCGTACGGGACTGGTAGCGCCAACTCTGCCGTGGCGGTGATGGATGCGGAGTCTCGGGAACTGGTGGCGGAGTTCGTCGACCCGAACATTCCGCCGCACGACTTGGCGAACGACATGGTGGAGGCGGCGATGACGGTCTATCGGGGTCGTCGGCATCCCATGATCGGCTGGGAGGTGAACGGGGCTGGTGCGGCGATGCACCACGATTTCGATCGGATCGGGTACTCGGAGGTCTATCGGCAGAGGTCTGTCGGCACGGCTTCGGAGGGGAGGACGAGCAGGGTCGGATGGCACTCGTCCCGTCGGTCGAAGCGGATGCTTCTCGCGGGGTTGAGCAGGGCTCTGGCGCAGGGTCTTGTGGTGATCCGCAGCGAGGAGGCTCTTAGGGAGATGATGGACTACGTGATCCTTGACGACGGTTCTATCGAGGCTGGCAGCGTGAGGGACTTGTCGACGGGAGCGCGTGAGTCGCATGGCGACCGAGTGATCGCGATCGCTGGGGCGCTGATGCTGTGCGACGAGGGAGTTGGACCAGAAAGGCCGAGAAGTGGATATGCACCAGACAGTCTTGGCGCTATCCTGAAGCACAACGAGGTTTTCCGCTAGGAGGAACCAATGGCAGCGAAGAAGAAGATGAAGACGTCGAAGCCCGCGAAGGACCATCCTTGGCGTTCTAACTTGAAGAAGAAGGCTCCGATGAAGTCGGGGTACGGTCGGTGACGCTCGGACAGTTTCTGATCGCGTTCACGCTTGGCGCACTTGCTTGGCATGTCGCATGCGCTGTCTTCCCGAAGGAGCGTTGCTGATGGCGCGCAAGAGCGGTCCAAGCCTTTCCGTCGGTCGCGGCGAGAAGTTGCCAGTGTCGAAGGGCGCTGGGCTCACTGCGAAGGGCAGAGCCAAGTACAACCGCGAGACTGGGTCGAACCTCAAGGCTCCTCAGCCAGAGGGCGGTCCACGAAAGAAGTCCTTCTGCGCGCGCTCCGCTGGCTGGACTGGCGAGCGCGGCAAGGCTGCTCGCCGAAGGTGGAAGTGCTGACATGGCCGCGAAGAAGGGCTTGCTCCACAACATCAACCTCCGCAAGGCGGCTGGCACGTCGCGCCCGAAGTCGAAGTCCACGGTCAGCGACAAGTCGTACGCCGCGATGAAGAAGAACTGGGGCAGGAAGCGTTGATGCCTCGCCAGCCGACCATGACCGTCAGGCTTGACGTCGGCTCGCATCGGTCGCTCCGCGATCTATCTCGTCTCTACACCGAGCATTGGAGGCGGCACGTGTCCGTCGCCGATGTCGTTCGCATGGGCATGACGCTACTGTACGAGGACATATCGGACAGGTCTGGCAAGCCAGACGAAAGGCTGTCTGAGAAAAGGAAGCCGCTATGACGATGTTCACTGCATTCTCTGGATACTTTCCGAAGAAGGAGATGACCTTCTTCACCGACCTCATCGGTGACGCATCCCCGTTCGCGCTCATCAAGTCGACCGAAGCCACTGCGTCGATCGACAACGACAACTCGGTCGTTGGTCGGGGAAGCATCCTTGGCAAGGCGACATGTGGTACGCCTAGCACCGCGACCGCGTACAACTTCTCTGGCGTCTACCTGTCGAACTCCGCCACCGCTGCGACCGTCGACCGAACCTACAGGCTCGGCAGGGGCGAGGCGTACGTGGAGGCGAACGTCCGCATGAATGCTACTGATGCCGATGTCCATACGACGGTCGGCTTCGGCATCGGTCACAACACCGCCACCGCTGGTCTTGCGCAGTCCTTCATCGGATTCCATTGCATCGGCGGGTCGACGATCAAGGCGGTCATCGTCCAGAACTTCGTGACGATTACCTCGTTTGACACTGGACTTCAGGGAACGCCTTCCGATGGCTTCAGGGTGTACGGAGTCCTGATCAACGACAACGGGACGAGGTCGACATTCACGGTCGACGGCAAGCCCGTGTACACGTTTGAGTACAAACTGGACACGACCGTCGCTGGCATGGTCCCGCATGTCGAGATCCGAGATCGAGCGGCACTTGGATCTCAGGCTGGAAACCAGTCCGTCGACGTCGACTGCATCATGTTCCGACAGAGGGTGAACCGATGACGTCGTTCTCTGGATACACGGGAGTCACGCTTCCGCTTCGGAACGTGCTGTTCAGCGACTTCGTTTCCGACACGACTCCGTTCGGGGTTGCAAGAAGCAACCTGAACGCACAGAACTTCGCTGGTTCATCCATCTCGAACGGATCGACGGATGGACTTGGAATCCTCACGCTGACGGTCGGAAGCGGTGCTGCTTCAGGAGTCCAGTACGCGCGCTGCGGTGCGTATCTGGCGGAGAGCGCGGTCGGAGGAGCGATCGACCGCCTGTGGAGGATCGACAGGTCCGAGTGCTACGTCGAGTCGCGGGTCAAGACCGATTGCAGCAACGCGAACACGGTCGTCACCGTCGGTTTCGGTCTTGGACACGCCACTGCGGGTCTTGTCGTTGCTGATTACCTCGTCGGCTTCTACGCCTTTGGAAACGAGGCGAACTGGACTGCTGCCGTCGTATCCGCGTCGAGCGTGGTCGTGAGCAAGACTCTTTCCATCCCGAAGAAGGACTTTGCAGTCCTGTCCGTTCAGGTTGGATCGGACGGACGGTCTGTGTTCTGGGAGGCAGACGGAGTGGAGGTGTTCAGGACCATCCTTTCATCTCCGTTCTTCGTCGACGGAAACACCGCATTGCCGCAGGTAGAGATCCGCGACAAGACCGCAGGTGGAAGCGCTGGCGGTGCGCAGAACGTGTTCGTCGACTACATGCTTCTCGCAGACAAGCCGATCACCCCGAGGTTCTGAACCATGCCTTTCAAGAGCAAGGCGCAGCAGAAGTTCATGTTCTCCAAGCACCCGAAGATCGCGAAGCGATGGGCGAAAGAGACGCCATCCATGAAGTCTCTCCCGAAGAAGAAGGCGAGGAAGCGCTGATGCTTGTACCGATCACTGAGCAGGTGTTCATCCCGATGCACCGAATCGAGCGGATCTCGTTCTTCGGGACGACGGCGCACATCAAGTACGTGGACACGCGGGACGTCGAGAGGATCGAGAATGCGGACGCGCAGCGGTTGATGATGTTCGTCAACGCGGCTGTCGCCAAGTCAGTCACCCCAGACAGGAAGCCCGACGAGGGTTCCGATCGGAGGCGCAAGTGAAGTACGGAAAGAAGGGCGGTTCATGCCACGCAGGCTCCCGCAAGGGAAACAACGGCGGCAAGAACGGTGGAAAGAACGGCGGCAAGGGCGGCGGCATGGGCGGCGGTCGCAAGAAGTGAGGTGAAACTTGATCGACTCATCGATTGGCAACATGCGGATGGAACTGGAGAGCGCGGAGAAGTTCCGCGACTCCCACATATCCGTCCTTCGGTCGATGGTCGAGAAGTACCACGGCCCCGCGTACAGGGACGACCGTTCCGATCTGTCCAATGACGATCCAGAGAACTTCGCCCATGAGTACATCAGCCTAGTCCTTCCGAGGATCATCCACGACAACCCGAAGTTCAGGATCAGGTCTGGAAGCCCGATGACCGAACTCATGGTCGGAAAGCGGCTCCAGATCGCCATGAACAGATGGGCGCGCGTCACGTTCATCCGAAGGACGCTTGAGCGCATCGCGACGGACATGCTGATGGCGTGGGGTATATCCATGACCGTCAGCGAGCCACGCCCAGAGGCTCGGCAGATGGATGGACGCGAGCCATACCTCCCGCGCATCTACAGGATCAGCCCAGAGCGGTTCATCATCGATCCAGCGGCAAGCCACTGGGAGGATGCCCGATACATGGGGCATTGCTACGCCATCGACAAGAGCGACCTCCTCGCGAAGGCGAAGGATGACGACACTTGGGACGAAGAGGCGATCCAGTCGATCGCGGTGAACACCGATCTCGATGATGCGCGCGACGACATCGGTCGCCATGTCGAGGATCGCAAGGAGATCACCGTCTACGAGATATGGGTTCCAGAGATCGACGATGCAGCCGCCGAGGTCATCGATCAGGCGATGGGTCAGAACATGGTCAACGGAACCATCTACACGATGGTCAAGGGGTACAGCGGAGGCTCCAAGTGGGGCGGATACATCCGCCGTCCACTTCCGTTCTATGGTCCAAGCAGTGGTCCGTACACGATGTTCGGCGTCTACACCGTTCCCGATGACCCGTACCCGCTGTCGCCGCTGATCGCCATTCAGTCGCAGGTCGAGGATCTCAACGCCCATCTTTCGAGCGTCAGGGCGAGCGCAGCCGCGTACAAGCGGCTCGTCATGGTCGACAGCCGAAACCACAAGTTGGCTCAGGACATCAAGGACCGACCGCATGACTACGTGGTGATGTCGGAAAGCCTTGACAAGGATCGGGTCGTAAACCTTGAGATCGGCGGCATCACGACCCAGCAGGTCAACTACAGCCAGATGGCTCAGGACCGACTCGACCGCGTCTCAGGCATCCATGACGCCATGCGTGGCAACATCTCTGGAAGCGCTACCGCTACCGAAGTTGCCGTCGCCGAGTCGAGCGCGACGATGCGCATGGCTCATCTGAAGCGTCAGTTTCAGGAGGCGGTCGATGACATGGCTCGCAAGGTCGCTTGGTACATGTGGCACGACAACAGGATCGCCATCCCGCTTGGTCAGGAAGGCGTCGATTCGCTGTTTGAAGCCGAACCCGTGTTTAACGGGGGCGTCGGATTCTCTGGATGGGACGACCTTGAGATCAACGTCGACGCATACAGCATGGAGCGCGTCTCGGAGATGATGGTTCAGAAGCGGGCTCTTGAACTGCTTCAGATCACCACGACCGTTGCTCAGGCGTCGATGTCACTTCCCAATGTCAAGTGGAAGGAGATCCTCTCCATCGTCGGAGATGCCATGAACATCCCGACGCTCGGAGACATCATCGATGTGAACGGAGGTCCGAATCAGGCGCTCGCGCCGATCGCTGGCATGGGAGCGCCTCCGAGCCCGCGAGGACAGAGGATGAACGAGATGGGAGAGCCGAATCCGATCCCAGCGAGCAGCATGGCTGGACTCGCGGCGGCGGCGAACAGAGCATGAAGTACGAATTCCAAGATGCCGATGGAAATGTCGTAGAAATCGACATGATGATGCGTGACGCACCGAGCATCGGCAGTATTATCGAGCATGACGGAAGGCGGTTGACCCGAATCGCAAGCGTTTCGGTTCAGGTCGACCCTGCTGCCAACAGGTCGCAGTATCCGTACGTGAGCCATGCACTGCCGAGAAACCTCGCAGGATGCAAGGTCGCGAACGGTGGCAAGCCAATCGTAGAGTCGAAGCGCCATGAACGCGAGATCATGGCGCGTCACGGGTATGTGAAGGACTGAAATGCCAGAACCCATCACTACAGAGACTGACGAGGACATCGTCGAGCAGGTTCCTGCGGCAGAGGAAGCCGTCGTCGCTGAAACAGCGGCAACGGACAACTCCGAAGCCGAGATGGATGCCGTGCTGGACAAGTTGCTCGCATCCGACTTCCCCGAGCCGACTGGGGAACCCGCCGCTCCAGAACCTCCAGCCAACGATGCCGAGTACGAGAAGGCTATCCGAGCGCTGAAGCGGGATGGTGTGCCAGACGACGTGATCGACGGACTCAAGTCCAATCCTTCCAAGGTGAAGGAATGGGGATTGAAAGCCGCGAAGCGTCAGTCAGATGTCGACGCATTCGGAGCCAAGGTCGCAGCCGAATCCAAGAAGACCGAGCCGAAGCCATCGGATGAACCGAAGGCTGCGGCAAAGACGGACGACAAGGAGGCGGATGCAGATCCGCTGTCCGAGTTCTCCACGATCTTCGGAGAAGAGGCGGTCAAGCCGCTGAAAGCCATGCAGCAACGCATGGAGAAGGCGATTGAGGAGCGCACCAAGGCACTTGAGTTGAAGTACGAATCGAAGATGGCATACGACGGCATCAGGTCGAAGTACGGGGTAGATGCACCCCCGTATGAAGCCGTGCTTCAGAAAGCCGCTGAGATCGGACGAAACAACCCATCGTCTTTCAATTCGCTTGAGGAGATCATCGGCGCTGCATTCAAGCAGATCGCAGGAGAGCCCAAGGCGAAGGACATGCGGAGCATCTCCCGACCAAGCGTCGGCAAGGCTCCAGCGCGTTCGGTCGCCAAGGTCGACAAGGAGGACATGGTCCTCGACATCCTGCTGTCTGGCGGAACCCGCGATGACGTCCGCAAGGCGATCACCCGTTAACCAACAAGGAGGGCGCAATGCCTTCGATCCAGACTTTCAACGACTTCATGGCGACGACTGGTCCCACCTACCTGACCAGTGCCGATGCAGTCATCAACGAAGCAGTCAAGAACACCTACGCCTTCAGCCGCCTTCTCAAGAACAAGGCGAGCGAAGTCACCATTCAGGGTGGCAACGAGATCCGCGACGTCATCATGTTCGATGACTCGCGCACCTACGACCACTACCAGCCGAACGACGTCTTTACGTGGCGCAACCCGCAGGTCACGGACACCATCAAGGCTCCGTGGCGATTCAGCATCGACCACATGTCGTGGACCGACGCCGAGGTCGAGTTGAACACGGGCGAGAGCGCTGGCTCCACCAAGGTCGCCTACAAGCGCCTGAAGAAGATCAAGGAGCAGCGCCTCTGGACCTCGATGACCAACGGCTTCGAGGAGGATCTCTGGGCTCCGCCGTCGAATGCCCAGATGGAGGTCGAGTCTGGTCGTCTTCCCTACTCGCTTCCGACGTTCATCACCGCCCGTGGCCGATCGTTCGGCTCGCTCGGACTCCGTGGAACCCGCCCGTTCGGCTTCACGAACGTCATGGGCCTCGACCCGACCGTCGACCAGCGCTGGACCAACTGCGTGGAACTCTACGCTTGGAACGGTGGCACTGGAATGGCGAACAACCTCGCGAATGAACTTGCAGCCGCAAGCAAGGTCGAGGCTCTTGTTGCCAACAGCGAGTACAACCTTGGCAATGCCAACGCTGCCAACGTCACTGTCCACCCGCTCTTCACGGCGTTCGACAACATGTTCATGCGCCTGAAGTACGAGGCTCCAGCCAGCCGACAGCAGTACTTCGAGAACGACAACCTCTCGCGCCAGATGATCCTCACCTCGCGCGAGGGCGTCCAGTTCTACCGCCGCCAGTTGCGCATCGCGAACGACACGCTGGTCAACTATCAGGACGCCGCGTACAACAACCCCGTCTACTCGGGCGTTGACGTGACGTACTGCTCCGACCTCGACACCGCCGCGATCTTCACTGCTGCTGGCAGTGCGGTCACAGATGACCATGCAAGCGCTGACGTCGATGTGTCTGCGGCATCTGCGTTCGGAACCGAATTGCAGGACATCACCTACAACAAGGGTCCGCGCTACTACTTCGTCAACGGCAACTACCTCACGCCGATCTTCCACTCCAAGCGCTACTTCAAGACGCATGAAGTGCTTCGGCATCCGAACCAGCCGTTCACCTACGTCATGCCCGTAGACTGCTGGCACAACCTGTTCTGCAACAGCCGCCAGCGCCACGGCATCGTGGCTCCCTGCCGAACCTCGTAATCCCGAAGGAGGGATACCCACATGTCTTCATCTCTGATGCTTCACCCGAGCGGCAACCTCTCGGCGATCCATCCGCAGCAGATCTTCGTCAGGCCGATTGCTGGGGCAAGTGTCGCCATTGGCGACATCGTTCGATTTGACATCACTGCCAACGCAAGCCTTTCGGCATACACCGACTGGTCGAAGTTGGAGGACTTCGATGACCCGAAGTGTCCGTTCAACGTCGTCGTTCTTTCTGGTGCTGCTGGCACTGGAAACGAAGGCGGTGTCTGGGGCGTCGTGACCGAGGCTGCTGCTGCTGGAAACCGCTGCACGGTCTGCATTCACGGCATCGTCACGGCAAAGGTGACGGCTGCTGCCGCGCTTGAGTATGGTCGTACTCTCCTTCCTGCTGCATCGAACGTACTGGAAGTCGCAACCACTGGAAACCATCCAGTGGTGGCAGTCCTCGTCGATGCTGTTGCAGGAGCGATCACCGCCCAGCCGCGCAAGGTCTGGTTCAACGGTTATCAGTTCGGCTCGTCCGCTGGCTAACCATCAATCCAACTGAACGGCTTGGCGGGGGGAACCCCGCCAAGCCAATTCCATGCTGACGTACGGCAACCTCAAGAGCCATATCGTCCTCGCGCTAGGCGGACAGCCTTCGATCGTGAGCGGTATGACTCGCGACCAGAGGATCGCCGAGATCGTCAATCAGGCTGGTCAGTACCTGTTCACGAAGCCGTGGAGGTACAGGGAGCGCACATCGCGCGCCCTGAACACCGTCGCACAGCAATCGTGGGTGGAACTGCCTACCGATGTCGAGGACATCCTCGCCCTTGTCTCCAAGGCGGGGCTCGGGTGGCGGGTCGAACTCACGACGCCAGAGCAGATGGAGATCATCAGGAACATGGCTGAGCCAGCCCTGATGGACGGCGTCTACTACGCCACGCTCTCGCGACCGTGGGCGCAGGCGAACGGGACGTCGCCGCTGTCCGCAGGAAGCGGACTCCCCGCCATCCGCCTTGAACTCTATCCGACGCCACAGGCATCCGCATCGGATGCGCTCACCGTTCGGTATCGCGCTTCTTGGCAGACGGTATCGGATACGACGCAAGAAACATTCATCATTCCTGTCCCCGCGTACGCTGAATCTCTGCTGATTGCGTACGCCCGTGCCTTTGCAATGGCATACGAGGACGAGGGGTTGACCGCGCGCCTTCTTGAGATCGACAACGGGCCGATCTTCAGCGCAGCGGCAATCAAGGACGGAATCCAGCAGAGAGACTACGGGAGGTTGCTGCCGAATCGTGTCAGCCCCTTTCGTAGGGAATATGCAGTT